AGAGAGCCCAACTAAGGACCCTCTAAAGTTACTACCGAATTAGTCGATAGTAATAGTAGCTAACGCTAGTGACTCAGGACGTAATACTTTACGACCCCATACCAATAGACCTCTTACGATGTCTCGGAATGAAGTAGTAGAACGTACTGTTTCAACAGTCGATAAAGACTGTGCACAAGACATTGCTGACATATGACCAGCTAGTACCGTAGGCAGGCTTGAACCTGAGAACGAACCAGTACCTGTTACAGTAGGCATATTGTTAGACTTATACATCTTGAAGCCACGTAGTGAACCTGAAGCAACTAGACCGTTACGTAGACCACCATCACCTTGGTTGTAGTCAACTGACATCAACTTAGATGAAGTTTGTGCTAACTCCTCATAGAACTGAGGTGCAGCTACAACCCAACGATTCTCTTCTGGTACGTTGTTGTCGTCTAATTGACGAGCAAGACGTGCTAGAACATTCAACGGGTCTACTTCACCTGAAGCGTGACCAGTATCGATAGGTGCTGATGCAGTACCATACGTATTAGTTGTCGCGCCAGTTACAGCCGCTTGTAATACGTTAGAGTCGAAAGAGTCTTTCAACTTGTACGCTGCGTTATCAGACGCAATCTGTTGCCAGTTTACGTGTGAGAAGCGTGCTTCTAAGTCATCTACTTCGAACTGGAAGTACTTAGCTTGGTCTACTTGAAGAACTAATTCTTCGTCAGTAAGGTTCGTGCTAGAGAGAGTTGCATCACGAGTGTAACTGTTTACACTGATTTGCGGCTCTTTGATGATGTTAACTGTATCACCGAACTGAGCGATTTCACCCATATAGTCAGTGTTACAGATTGCTTCAGCTACTGCTGATTTACGGAAAGCAACTTGTACTTTCTTTGAAAAAACTTCTGGCAGCCAAGACGAGTTTGTTTGTCCCGAGACGGCTGGGTCGAAGTTCATTGATGCGCCTGTTTCGAAGCCCATAATATTTCTCCTGTTTAGATATCAAGCAACCTATTGCTAGGGTACTATCAATCATTACTTAATTAAACTAACCTTCTCTGATTCTTCCAGTTTGGAAAGCAGCATCAATCTCAGACTGATAGTGCTCGTACTGGTCAACAGAAAGGTTAGCGATTTCTGAGGTTGTCCACATCTTCTCTTGAGGCGAGTGGTCTTCGACTTTCGTCTTGACTGATACTGCATCTGCAGCTGAGCCTCTCGTATCTTTATCTGGACTGGTTTTTTTCGACACAGCTTTAACTGTACTAGGTGTAACGCCAACGTCCTGTTTGTATAGGTCAATAGCTCTAGAAGCTAATGTAGCATCTCCGTTGTTTTCATAAATCCAAGACTGAATTGCTTCTGGCTGGACTCTTGCCCAATCGTGAAACTCTTCAGACTCTCTTATGTTAACAAAGTCAGGATGCAGATTAAGAAGTTCTTGTTCTGCTGCCCTACGGTTCGCTACGTTCTCTTTTTCTGATAACTGTTTAACTTGTGTCTGTAAGTCAGACAGTTGCTCTTCAGCTCTCATATGTGCTACTGTTTCTACTACATCATAAACATCGGGATAGTCCTCTCTAAAAGTAGCCAGTTCTTCTGGGGTTTTAGGTGCGGTATAGGTAGGACGAGAAGATAACATTTCTGCTTTTAAAGATTGCTCTTTAGACTTCCAGTCTCCTAGTTTTCTATCGTAATGTTTCTTCAAATCATCGTAACGCTTTTTGAAGTCTACCTTCTTGAATTTCTCATTAGGCTCTTCTTTATAAGTGTCGCTTACTTGGGTTGCCTCTTTATCTTCAGTATCTGTAGTGACCTTTTCTTCTTCTAAGATTGTTGTCTCACCATTAGATATAACTGCTTCATTGCGAGGGGCTAAGTAAGCTAAGGAATCATCAGCACTGGTAAGACCTCTCTTAGCGTCTTTGTTACTGTTGTCCCATTTCTTATTTGCGTTATAAGGGTTTGCTTGTGGTTGTTGGATTTCCTCCGTTCTTGCTGTTGCTGTTGTCATATAGACCTCCATTAAGTGCCCAGTGTTTCTGGGGTGGCTTTCGGGGTTGTAATAATCCAAGGTGCTCTTACAAAGTAAGGGGTAGCCTTGGGGCTGTCGCTACAAAGTCAGTCTAGTCTCGTCAGTTTGACTGGGTGTTTGTAGTTAGTTTATAAAATTTGTTGTTATCTGTATTGGTTAGGGTACTCATCCTCAGGATAGATAGCCTCGTTACCTCTGTCTAACAATGCTTTATGTTCTGGAGACATATCATCTACCTCTGCATTGTATTCTGGTAAGCTATCTACGTACTCTTGTTCCTTAGCCTGTATAGCTTCTTCTTTCATACGTGCTCTATGCTCAGCAGGCTTTCCTTCATAATCCTCAGGTGTGATTGAACGGCTGGGTGTATTAGCAGCGTCTGCAATACCTTGTAAGAAAGAACCCAAGCCTTTCTCTTTGTTCTCTGTAGGCTGTACTTGTTCTTGCTGTACTGGTACACCGCCACCTTCATAACCAGGGCGGCTGAAGAAACCTCCCTTAGCGAAGCCAGTATCATCCATCTGTTGGTACTCTTGCTTCATAGAAGATTCGTCGTAGTCCCCTTCAGCTTTGTCCATCATCTTACGTAGCTTGTCTACACCTAACTGCTTAACTGCTTTAGCTGTAAATACAAACTCACCATCTGATAATCTAGCAGGGATAGAATCACTAGTCTCTGTGCCTGGTCCTTCTACAGCACCTTCAGATGTAAATTCTGAACTCATAGTACTACTCACTTTATTCAGTATGTCTTCGAGTTCTGGGTAGTCAGACATTGCCTGTGCAAGGACCTCAGTATCTTCTGGTGATAAACCTATTTCTGATTCTTCTTCCATCATAGGCATCTCCATAGGTACGTCATCGTTAAAGTCTAACGGTACTTCAGGTGCTAACATAGAACCTTCTGCATCATAAACTGAACCACCTTCTGCATATCCTCTTGCATATCCGCTTTGTGTTGGACTATACATATATTCTTCCTCTACTTGTTGTGTGGGTATTTGCTCTTTTGTTACTCTGTTTGCAATACCTTTTTGAAATTCTGGGTAAGTTGATTCCATCTTCCATAATCTAGAAGTTCCGTCTAACATACCACCTTGTGCAAATCCTATTCTTTTATACATTGGTATGTTTCCTAGTTTTTGTTTGTCTGCTGCTGCGTTAGCTGTGAATGATGGATTATTAGCTTTAAGGATTAAACACGCACTGTGATCTCCTGCGTTACATTTATCACTTAAGCCTTGGAAGCGGTGTGCTTTTGATTTCTCTGCACCTACGCCTCTTGTAATATGTGTGTACTTACCTGAAAGCTTCTGTCCCATTATGGAGTCTTTATCTTTACTCCAAGCAGTCTTGGTAGCTAACTTGGCAAAGGCGGAGTCTTCATCAGAAGCACCATAAGGTACATAACCTCTAGCGTATTCTGTCCACGTCTTAGTTACTTTACCATCTGTAGTTTCTTGCATCTCTCTTTCAAACTCTGTAAGATACTTATCTGGAATTTCACCTTCGGTTGCGCGCTTAGCCATTACTTAAGTACGTTATTACGTAGTAGCAGCATCTGCTTGACTAAACTCACTTTCCCCTGGCATCGGTACATTTCCTGTTCCGATTGTGCCATCGCCATTGCCTGTAACACCTTCACCTGCTCCACCTCCAGGTATTCCTCCACCTTCACCCATAGGGGATTGTTGAGCATTTGCTCCAGGTGGTGATTGCTGATTTTGAAGTCCGATAATTTCTGCATAGATTGCTGCCTCTTCAGGTGAGTTGATTATTTCTTCAGGGTCGAAGTCAAGACTGTAAGCCAACTCTTGAATGATTTTAGATACTTTAACAAACGGAGCAACAGCTGGATTCTGAACTGACTGAAGGAAAGTAGTAAGTCTCTGAGACCTAACTTCCTTTTGCATAAGAGAACTAGTTCCCGTAGCTTTAATTTCCAAATCACCAACAACATTTAACTCTCCTTCGTAGAACTGCATATTCCATTGATAGAAAGATACAGCTAATGGTTTCAATAAGAAGTCGTCAAGGTTCTTAACAACTGTTTTAATGTTCAGTGAAGCCGCACCCATCAACATAGACATACCAGATGCTGTTCTTGTCATACCTTGAACACCAGTATTACCGTGTGAATATGATGGGATTCCAGTGGACTCGTCAGCAATCTGTCTGAATCTATCAAACATTTGCATATTCTCTGGTGCAGTATTTGGAAACTTCAATCCATAAATTGACTGACCAGGCATACCTGCTTGTCTCTTGAATATCTTACCTGGGTAGATATCCATTGACTGTCCCGCTACTAAAGCAGCTTCGTCTACATCGAATACTAACGAACCAGCAAGTGCTAAGTTATCAATAGCCATTCTTGCGTGTCCGTTCATAATCTGTTGAGAGTCTTCCATATTCTCTGGAACACCTACACCCCAGAAAGAGTATGGGTTCTTCTCGTACGGTACCGCATTATAAGGTAATCTACTTGGCTTGAAAGGGTTACCTACTAAACGGATAATCTTTCCCTGACATACCCAAGCGTTTACTTGAATCTCTTCTAAGTCATCAACAGAGTCATCAATCTCAAGACCCGCATCTCTAGCGTACTCAGCATCCATAACGCCCCAGTACTCTAACACTTCAAATCTTTCTGTGTCTGTAAAGCTAGATGAATTGTTATCTAACTTAATCTCATCTTCAAACGAACGCTTCTGATAGTTGTAGCCTTGTTTGATACATTCTGATATCTTCTGCTTATCAAAGTAAGGACGTTTCATTAACGCTCTTAGTTGTGACTTATTATACTTATGTCTATGTACAGCCCACTCAGCTTCATCCATAGATGTTGAGTTAGGGTCAGGATAGAAATCCCAAGCACTAACAAACTCAAGCCTAGGTACTCTTACATCTTCAGGTGTATATTCTCTACCACCTTGTTCTGATGTAGTCCATTTATGAACTGTCTTGTTGAAGTTGAAAGGACCTTTGATAATACCTGTACCTAACAGTACAGATTCAAAGATAGCGTTACGTATTTCTGTTGCACCATTAGACTCTTCAATCTGGTCGTGAATTAACTTCTCCATTCTACGGGCAGCTATCTGTGCAGGTTTAATCTGTGGATTCTCAGGTGCGCGAGATGGACCTTCTGTAACAACTGTCTCACCTTCTTTGTTCTGATACTCTTCTTCTAGAGAACCTAAGAACTTGTCTGTATCTGATTGAACTGCACCAGGTGCTAACGTATTACCGTCACCCGCAAAGCCAACGTCATAAGGATTAAAATTACCTACGTTGTCTTCAGTTACACCTTCTTCAGCAGATGCGTAGTCTAAGTTACCTTCAAGGTCAGGAGCTGCATCTAAAGGACCGCCAGTCTTTTCTTGTAGTGGATTTAGATGTGCGTACTCTGCAATACCATCAGGTACTATAGTCTCTTGAATCTGGATAGGTAAATTAGAGCCTGAGAATACTACGTCTATTAATTGACCGTAAGCAGCTAGTACTTTAGTCTTGGTAACCTTAATGAATACCTTAGACTTCTCGTTCTCTTTGAACTTGATATTCTTATTATAGACACCACGGTAGTTGTGGTAAGCTTCTAACCAGCGCTTCTCATCGTCACGCCTTCCACGCTCTGCTGATTCAAATCTTTCTTCGACTAACCTCGCTAGGTTAGATATAAATACTGCGTTTAAACCATCTTCTGAAGGAGTCTCTGGTTGTACGAGCTCATCCGCAGATACAAATGGCGTTTGAGATTCATTAATGTTTAAAGGTATTTCTTTCTTAGCCATTTATAATAAGAGATAGTTAAACTTGTATATACTATTATACACCTGTTTACGGGTTTTGTCAACCCCTAAAGTGTAAATAGTTTGAAATTAGTTTAGATGGGTATGAGGACTAACAGTAAAAGCCTATCAGATGGGGATTTGTTATATACTTCGTGGAGTGTTCTATAATCAAAGATAACGAACTCTCCCTCTTTAAAGTCTCTACGTTCTCCATCGGCAATGATATAAGATGTATCTTCTACCTGTAATCCTAACATACACGTAACAAAACTATTGTCGTGAGTATGTGGTTTAATATGTCCACCTACTTTAAGGAGAGAGAATGCATAAGCCTCTACGTTAGCTATACTCTCACATAGTTTAATAGTCTGTGTAGCTATACCTTTATTCTTAGTCGCATACTGACCTGTAGTGTCACTAACTATAACGTCTTCATCTTCAGGCTTAAGGGGAGACCAGTACCAGTCATTACTTCTACCGTCTGTTATCTTAGGCATCGTATCTATGATTGAAAGACCTTCATCTCTTATAACTTTCCAGTTATCCTTTAGAGGCTGTAGGTGTTCCGCGAAATCCACGTACTCATAGAAAGGTTTAGTAACCAAAGATTTCATCCGCTACTGCCTGTGTATCAAGGTTTCTCTTGAACTCAAACATCTCGTTAAACGTTGTGGAGCGCGGTCTAGACATAATCAAGTAACGTAGAGCATCGTATGCGTGGTCTGCAGCTTTAGTGTCTACGTCCTCAGGTCTTGTCTTATCAACAGGGATTGTTTGTAGTTCTCGTATAAGAGATGGACAGTTGCTGAAGATTTGCATCTTAGGTCTGCCATCTACCTTATTCTGTTTAAGTCTTTCGTGTATCTGTACTTTACCAGCTAGTCTATTCTTATCTGCTGGTCTTAGTTTATGTCCTGCTCTAACAAGTATCTCACCAATGGTAGGTCCTGTATAGCCAGTTCTGTTCCAAGCCGCTGTGTCTAACACGCCAGGAATAGAGTACGCGTCACCTTCTTCGTACGCTGTCATTCTTTCCGCTAGGTCTTCACCAGTTAATCCTTTTTGATATAACTCTCTATAGATAATTAATGTATCATCACTAGGGTCTACTGCTGCCCATACAACTGCTGACTCTGCTGCATAACCGTAGTCAACACCTTTAAGTCTAGACCAGTTAGGTGGTATATCAAATGGAGGTATAACGTGTATAGATGTATCAAACTCTACAAAGGCTGCACCTTCGTTTACATCCCAGTTACCCTCTAGTAATTGCTTACGTTGTACAGGAGGTAGAGATGCTAACATCTTCTTATAGTCTGTACCTGATAGATAAGGGTTGTCATCTAACAAAGCAGGAATAAACTTCCTGCTTACGTCATCCTTACCAATGAATGATTCGTTAGCAGGTGAAGGTTCAATGTATCTTTTCTTTACCCAATGAGCACCAGCACCACCAGGGTTAGCTGTGCATCTCATATACGTTTGTATCTCTGGGTCTGTAGTTCTAAGTCTAGAAGCTAAGTAGTTCCAAGCAAACTCTGTAGGTAGATGTGTTATCTCATCAAACCCTATCCAACTATATGCTTGTCCTTGATATCTATATACGTCTGCATCTTTCTCAAGAAACGAGAACTGTACAGAAGCTCCCGATGGAAACTTCCAAGTCCTATCTACTTCTTTGAACTTAGCTCCTTTGAATGCTTTAGGATATAGTTCTCTTGACTTATCAATTAGCTCTCGTAGTTCAGGCATAGAACGTCTAAGTATAAGAGCTCTGTGTTGTGGTCTGTGTGCGTAACGTAAAGGGTCTACTAACATAGCGTATGACTTACCACCACCTGCTGCACCACCGTACAGTACATCTTTCTCTGGTGCTGCTAAGAACTCTGTCTGTGGACCAGGGTTAGGTTTAAATGCTACTGTTGCGTTCTCTTGTCCTATTGACGTAGCAATATCTTCGTCACTAACAACACTAGATATTGCGTTACCATCTTCAGCGTTTCTTATCTTAACAGAAGCAGCACTCTTCTTACGACCTGCTCTAGCTCTACTCTCTTTTAATTTTTTGTCAGCTCCCTTTGCTCTAGAGAACTTACGAGGGGCTCCTTTCTTAAAGCCTCTCTTCTTACGAGGAGTACCATCTAACTTACACAGTACCATATTATCTTTAACATCTAAAACATCTATGTCTAACTCAGGAAATAATTCCTTACAGTCCTGTATAGTAATCTTAGGGATGTCTTTAGTTGTTATTCCTTTAGCCATCTTTAGCCACCATCTTATGTAAACCTTGTGCAGATACCTTTCTACCTGTAGTAGCTTCTAACCAACCAGCAGCATCTCTATATGAGAACGCGCCTTGTCTAACGTAAGACTTAGCTTCTTCTAAAGCTTCTAGTTGTTGAGTTATAGGTGTAACGTATCCAGGAGCTTCATCTACTGTTTTATATCCAAACGGTACGGTAGAGCCTTTAAGCTTTACTCTTAGTTCACCAGTGTTAGTTAATAGACTCATATTATTCTACTATCTCAGCAGTCTCTGCATCTATAGTCATCTCTTCTTTAGCAGGTATAATAAAGATACCACCAGATACGTTATGTTCTACGTTCATCTTTTGTTCTTTAACAACACCCACTCTGTCTAACAAAGTCTGAGCAGCTTGTAACTTCTGATTAACCTGTGGTATAGGCATATCACTGGTCATAATGTCTACTATTTTGTTAGCTGCTCTAGGAGCGTTCTTAGCTAACGTATGTGTAGCTATCTCTATTAGTTCACTAGATAAAGATTGTAGTAAGAAAGTAGAGGGAGCTGATGAATCATAACCAGCTACTGTCATAGCTTGTCTAACATCTCCAGTCTTAGAATCATACATAGCATCTAAGAAAGATTGTTGCTTCTCTGTGTACTTTCTTTTCTTTTCTAACATAGTCTGTGGTATGGACATAGTAGTTCCTAGTTGTCTAACAAAACAAACAACAGCTTAAAGACTGTTGGTATAGATATCTATATGAATATCTTAGAAACTCTTAAAGAATTAATATAAATAATAAAGAAATATAAACTCCTAAGAACTCTTGAAGATATTCTATATGAATATTATACACACGTTTAGAGGTTTTGTCAAGGGGTAAAGTGTAAATAGTTTGAAAATAAATAGACAGTGCTTTAGTAGTAGTACTTATAATGAATATCATAATGAGGGGCGAGACTGTCATAATGTACTTATACTGGTTGACAAGGATATATGGTGTAAAATGTATAACAGTGCTATAAATATACTAGGGGGGCGGGGGTGTCCCTGCGTACCCGTGCGTATACCTTAATGATAGTCATTCTCATTCGTATAAACTATATCATAATATAATAATACAATGATACACACATTATGTAAATGAGAATCATTCGCATTAACATCAACTGTATTAGAATATCATAATAAAACTGTATAAGAATATCATAATAAATAGGTGGTGGTTTACAGTAAATGATAATCATTCTCATTCGCATATAATAGTATTATAATCCAATAATATAATAATATAATGATATTCTAATGCTTTACTACATAAGCATATAACGATATTATAATATAACTATACAATAATATGCAAATAGTTGAAAAATAACTTGACAAAGTTTAAAAAGTATGTTACGCGTATGCGTTCCTATTCTTTTATAGGGGATAATCTAAAAACTACATTAGAATATTATAATAACGTGATAGTTGAAAAATAGTTTGACATTGGTTTAATAATCTGTTAAGGTGTGCACCATATCAATAAACAAAGGGTTTTTTGGTATACGTTGCAATTTTGCAACAATTTGTAGTAAAAATACTACACTTTGTTATTAGCGTTAATTAACAGTTAATTAGCAAAGATTATAAAAAAGGTAACTATTATGACTAACACAAAAATAAAGAAAATCACGAAAAACACTACACCGAATAACATTAACAAAAGTAAAAAGATATCAGATTTTAAAAACTTGATTAACCTTGCGAATGCAACGGATAAAGAATTAAAAGAATTATCAATCACCAAAGGCAAAGTTTGTGATAATATCGTTAATTACTACATAGGTTTAAACATTGGCGAATTTGAAAATAAATTCAAAACTGACGCCATAGAAAATGATATTGCTATACGTTTAAAAGGCTTTAAACCATCACCAATCGCAAAACCAATCATTGGTACTGCCAAAACGGTGATATCGAATTGCAAAAAGTTTATAAAACTAGGTAACGTTATCAATAAAACTACTACTTATAAAGCAATACGCAAGGCAACCGCGTCAAAACCAACTTTGACAGAAAATCGAATTAATCTGAATAAAAAATTAGCTTTACTATCTGACGATATTATCGCTAAACTACTTGAAACCTTAAAATAACCTTTTAACAAAAAGCCATTAATCGCCTTAACGGGTGATTTTTGGCGTCCGTTATAAAGTAATTTTTACTAATTAGCTGTTAATTAACTGTTAATTAGTAAACGTTATATATAAGATTTAAGCCATTATTATTGAATAACCTATACATAGTATAGATTTTATATAATAGTTGCTTAAATCGAATATATGAGCGTTTAATAGGTCATTACTTAGCCGTTAATTAACAGTTAATTAGTGAAAAATAATAATAAAACTTAGAGGATATAAAATGATTAATACAAACTATGATTTTGATAATAATAATCAAGATGATTTAATGATTAATGGTAACGATAACGATTTTCTGATATCGGATTTTGTAACAGAATTTGATAATATGAATGAGTTTGATGTAATGGATTTTGATAATAATGAGGTGTTTACTAATGAATATAAATAACGTGATGGATTTATATGTTTACTTAGCATTTAGCGGGGTAATCTTTTGTGTTGTGATGTTTGGGTGGGTGTTAATCTCACTTAAGAAGTGGAATAGAATGACGAGAGATAACCACTAATGAGAAAATTAAACAAGAAACAAAAGAATATGATTGATATATTTATTAAAAACAATCAATCAGGTGGAATGTTTTTAAGTGCAAGTGTTATTGATAGTGATGGTGCAATTGAAAATGTTAATCGTTATGATACGTGTTGGTCTGATATTGAAAGATATTATACCGATAACTTTAATAAAGGAGAATTATGCTAAAAACTAAAGATATAAAATTTAACGGGGGTTTGCTGAGTGCAGGTAGCAACGCTAAGATAATCAAAGATAACGGTGATGAATATATCGTTGCGGGATTATCTCTCGCACCTGCTGATACAGTAGAGGGTGTAAACGTATGTGCTATGGCAGAATGTGCGGACTGTAAGAACGATTGTCTATATACAACGGGGCGAGGGGCGATGTCTAACGTACAACAAGCAAGAAAACGCAAGACAGAATTTTATCGAGATGACAAAGAGGGTTTTATGCGTGTAGTTGAGGGTGATATCTCTGCGTTCAAGCGTAAGTGTGAACTGTTAGGGGTGAAACCCGCTATTAGATTGAACGTACTGTCGGACATTAACTATATGAAAACGATTAAGAAGTTTCCCGATGTGCAATTCTATGATTACACTAAGAATGTTAAGTGGGCGTTTAAAGAAGTCCCCGATAACTATCACCTTACGTTTAGTTATAGTGGTGCTGATGTATATAAACCGTTAGTACGTAAGGTTATAAAAGAAACATCTCATAACGTAGCTGTGGTATTTCGTAATGAATTACCCGATACATTTATGGGGCGTAGAGTTATTGATGGGGACATTAATGACTTTAGATTTGATGATGATAAAGGTGTTATCGTTGGATTGAAAGCAAAGGGTAAGGCGCGAAAGAGTACGTCTAACTTTGTTGTTAAGTAAGACCGTTACTGTCTGCAATAATGTAGATGGGACATTATAAAATAAAATATAGGTATAAATAAAATGACAAACTTTTTTAATAAAATCTTCAACCGTACTACGGCAACTACAACTACAACTACTGATTTGTTTACTCGTATTAGTGTACATCACAATAAGAATACGCGTAAGGTAAATCAAACCACCACTGTAGCACTGAGAGGTAACAAGAAAGAAGCCATTGCTGAGATACTACGTAAGGGTATTCCAATGACAGCGAGAGAGTTAGCACATACTGCAGGCTTCAAGCTGTCGTATGTAGCATCAGCGTTTCAGTACGACAAGAAAAACCTACCTACTACACGTCTGTTTAAAGAAGCAGGTAGTCGCAAATGTATGTTCTCAGGCAACGTAGCTAAGCTATACACTGTGAAATAAACGCGTTTATTCTAGGAGAATACTATGACTACAAATAGATTAACGAGGGGATTACTATGATTGCATACAAGTTAGTACGTAAACTTAAGAGTGGAAAACTAACACCACTCTTTATAAACAAGACACAAGGTATTGAACTTAATACGTGGTATAAGTCAGAGTGCCACCCAACCAAAGGCTTTAAGGTTAGGCAAGGTTGGCACTGTACCTCAACACCTAACGCACCACACCTAACGAATAAGGGTAGAGTGTGGCTCAAGGTAGAGATTGAGGACGTAACAGAACACCAACGACCACAGTCACAAGGTGGGGTGTGGTACACAGCAGATAAGATTAGATTTTTGGAGGCACTATAATGAATAACGATTACGATGACGATGTAGAAGTAAGTGATTGCTGTGGTGCTGAGATAATCTATACAGACATATGTAGTGACTGTAAAGAGCATTGTGGTGTGCAAGAGTGGGACGATGACGAAGAAACACCTGAGCAGATGAACGAGAGTTTACGTGCGTTAGGATTTTAATAGGAGATATATGATGAAAACATTAAGTGAACAAGTAGATTTATTAGAGGTAAATAATAGGAACACTATTTATCAGATGAAGAAGTGGAGAGAACACGCAGAGAGTCTTGAGTTGCGGTTAGATAACCTAATAGAAGAGAGAGATGAAACACTCGTAAATAGGGATATCGCAGAGGACGCAGTACTTGAATTGGCAGCTGAAAGAGATATGTTAGCAGAGGAGAATGCTTCATTTGCTAACTACCTAGAGTACCACGGATACTCACAGTGTGAGGTAGATAATATTGCACAAGGTTGGCACGGTTCAGTGAGTGACAGGTTAGAGGACGCTGAGGAACTAAAAGCTGAGGTTAAAGACCTTAAGTTTAGACTAAATACAATTGCAAACTACACAGTAATGGAGAATTAAGATGAACACTAAACGAATTGAAACAGGTGGAGGTAACTACTTAATACAAGTAGATGATAACTCACGAGTATTAATTATTGGTGAGGGTTTAGTTACTGTTTGGGAGAGCGAAGAAGATTTCTACGCTAACCTCGATGGTGCTACCAACCAACCACTAGACACATTTGAATATTAAAGGAGAATAAAATGACAGAACAGCAAGAGAATACATTATCAGACCTACATTATCTAGTAGCTAATAAAAACTATTGGACGGATAGATGGTATAAAGATGATACATCCTTTGAGATGTGGAGAGCAATTGATGAAGCGATTGAATTAATTAATGAGTTAAAGGAGAAATAAGATGACTAAATATCACGTATATAGTTCAATGTTAGGCGGATATCTTGCAATGGATTTCACAACAAAGGAAGAAGCACAAGAATACATCGAGGATTATCACTGTAAGATTGAGAAAACTCAAATGAAAGTATTAACACAGGAGAAATAATATGTATGAAGAAACAACACAAGAACAAATAGATAGACTATACCGTAAAATCTCTAGTCTTATAGAGGAGAGAGATATGTTGGCTGATGAGAATAAGAACTTCAGTGAGTACCTAAGTAATGACTGGTGCTACAGTCAAAGACAAATTGAGGAGGTTGCTAGGACAGGACACTCACCAACACCACAGGAGGATTTAGATGAAAGTATCTAGAATAATTAAACTGTTACAAGAAACATACGAACCCGATGATGAACTAATGATTGATTGGATAGACAAGTACCAAGCAGAAGTTGATACCGAGGAGCAGTGGAATTGGGCTGTCGGTATGATGGAGGGCAGTAGCGAGGGAATGATTGATATGTATTATGTACAGGATATGGTAAGTGAAGCGATTGCTGATTTAGAAGCAGAACAAAGGAGTAGATAATGAAAGATAAGATTAAAGAGATTAATATACCAATCAGTGAGTTTGATGTTGAGATGTTGAAGAACGTAGCCTATGACAACGACCATTTCTATTGGGAGTTTGAGGTTGTTGGTAGTGGTGAACTCATACGAGTAAACTTTATGAGTGTCGAAGAAGCAGAACAAAGGAGTAGATGATGAATAATGATACCAACGTAAGGGGTACACACAGAAGTACGCCACAATCGAATCCTCGTAAGGCTGAGGATGATATACGGATGGATAACCTCAAGGATATGTTTCATACCACTACTATTATGGACAGTATGAATAGGATTATGAAATTAGTAGAGAAAGGTGAGCGACTTAAGAGAGGTAGTTATGAATGAGAAGACGTTTGTACTAACAGATGGTAGTCGTTGGACTCTCAAAGAGATGATGGCACACACTGGGTTAGAGAAAGGTATGTTATATACTAGAACACAGCGAGGTATCAATGAGAAGGAGGAGTTGTTTGCACCAAGACAGAAGGTATCCGATAGACCTACTAAGGTATACACACTCACTGATGGCAGTGAATGGACAGCGAATAGTTTAGCTAAACATTTGAACTGTAAGAAAGCCACAGCACAGTCAAGGTTCTATTCTAAGTTTCCATTAGACCCTGAACGTGTGCTTAAGCCAGTGGTAGGCAGTAACTACGAAACAGATTGTGTTAATAATAAGGTAATAAGTGGACGTGTTAAAGGTCGTATGTATTATGATGCTGAAGGACATTGGAAATTATTTAATAGGTGTACGTAATGAAGACATATAAGTTTAATAAGGTAGATATGATTGAGTGTAAGATGACTACATTAATTGAGGTCAGTGCCAGCAGTTTAACAGTAGCTAAGTCATTGATACTTAACGGAAAAGGTGAGCAAGTGGGACTGATGTTCACTGATGCAGATATATTAGAAGAAGGGGAGGTTAAGTATGTCAAAGATAGGTGATTATATTATCGGTATGGAAGAAGAAGGTAAACTTGTGTATCGTAATGATAGAAAAGAGTACGTACCTGTGGGGTTATCACCTCGGAGTGATGTAATTAAGTATAGAAAACAACGTAAAAAACAACGGAGAAAATAAGATGAATAACTTTAAACAAGTAGAAGAAAGAATGTTATGGACAACAGATGGTACGTTCCTAGACAGACGTGCACCTAAGCACAAGGCTATTGTTGATGTAGATACAGATGAGATTATCTCAGTGGTAGGTATGGGTTATAACTTAGTACAGAACTCAGAGATAATCCCTCAGTATGAACGAGCTATCGCTAGGTCTAACCTAAACACAGATGGTATGGAACGTAAGATAGATTACTCACACGATGGTGCGAGGACAGTGGTATCGTATCGTTTCCCTGCTCATAGGATTGCTGTTAAAGAGGGTGACGAGATGGACTTAATGATAACGGTTCTTAATAGTTATGATGGTTCGTGGAAGTTTATGTCTATGGTAGGTGCGTTCAGATTACTATGTACTAACGGACAAATCATTGGTGATAGCTTCTCATCGTACTACGGTAAGCATACCAAGAGTTTAGATGTGGACTATGCCATCAACAAGTTAGAGGATTCTCTTGAAGTTTATCTACACAATGCTGAACTATGGAAGCAGTATCCTACAAGTAAGATAACGATAGGACAAGCTAACACTGTACTGTTAGCATTGGCTAAGGATAACATTAAACTGATGGAAGAATTAAATTCTACATATCAGAAGTATGTATTCGAAATGGGACACAACCTATGGGCTCTGTTTAATACACTAACGGATTGGTCTACTCATTCTAAAGTTACGAACGTGTCTAACAAACCCAGTATCGTAGTGAGTAGAGAGGATAGGGTACGTAAGGTACTGCCTATGTTGAATGAGTTACTGTTAGCTGCTTAATTATTTATTTAATATAAACACTTGACACATAGTTTTTTATCTGCTATACTGATAATCTTTAAGAGTTGTTTAGAAAACTTCTAGTTAAGTTGTTATAAAAAATTAAATATAAGATAGCTCTTAATTAACTCATTAAGAATTTTATACCAAATTATTATACATAGACTTAGTGTTAGGTGTATAATAGAATAAGCGAAAGCAAAGAGTGGTACTAATACAATGTTAGTATCTAAAATAAAATATAAGAAAGGAGTATGCAAATGATTGCAACAGGAAAAGCACAATGGGCAAAGGTATTGCCACATCAGTTAGTAACGGACGATAAATATAAAGACTTTAACTACTGGTCACTTGACTTAGTGGTTACGGACGCTGAGAAGAAACGTCTTAAGGGATTGAACCTACGTCCGTATCATAAGGACGATGGTGAGACAGAGACTAACATCTATAAGTTCTTACGTAAGGAAGTTACAGCTAAGGGTAAAGAGAACGGTGCCCCAACAGTTGTTGATAGCGATAAGAACCCGTGGAACAATGGTGAGTTAGGTAACGACAGTGTTGTTAACGTTAGTTTCTATACATATGACCACCCTAAGACTAAGAAGTTTGGTTTAGGTAAGGGACTCAACGCTATCCAAGTAGTTGAGCACGTGCCGTTTGCAGGTGCAGGTGGTGTGAGTGAGTTCGATGCTACTGAGGGTGCTGTAACCGCAGAGTTTTAGAGTAACCTTAGGGTAATAAAACATTAAGGGCATCTTCGGATGTCCTTTCTACCTCTAACGAACGGAGATATCTATGGACAAGTTAGACCACAACCAATCCAATTGGAAAGCTCAACACCTACCGTGTGATGCTTGCGGTTCATCTGATGCAGTATGTGTCAATGAAGATGAATCGTGGCATTGCTTTAGTTGTCACACACACGGACAGAATTACGACAACGAATACTCAGGAGAATATATGACAGAAAGTAAACCATCAGCAATAAGAACAGAGGGTGTAGCTGGTGCACTCGTAGACAGAAAGATAACGGCTGAGACAGCTAAGAAGTATGGGGTTACTATACGTATGAACAACGATGGTAGCATTAAGAACCACCTATATCCTTACTACAAAGATGGTGAACAGGTAGCACAAAAGATACGTGACGTACAAGATAAGGACTTCCGTATCGAGGGTACGGTTAGAGATGCTGAGTTGTTTGGTATGGACACAGTACAAAAGAAAGGTAAGTACATTACTATTACTGAGGGTGAGTGTGATGCGATGGCAGCATACGAATTGATGGGTAGTAAGTGGGCTGTTGTTAGTGTCATCAACGGTGCGTCCTCTGCACCTAAGGATGTTAAAAGAAACCTTGAGTTCTTTAATGAGTTTGAAACAATCGTTATTTGTTTTGATGCTGATAAGGCAGGTAGAGATGCCGCTAAGAAAGTAGCTGAGTTATTCCCACCGTCTAAGGCTAAGATTATGACGATGCCTGAGGATTATAAAGACGCTAATGAAATGCTCAAGGTAAACAAGAAGCAATCCTTTATGGAGTCTTGGTGGAACGCTAAGCTATTTGCACCTGATGGTATCGTTAGAGGTGATGATATGTGGGGTGTTGTTACTGAAGAAGTTAATCAATCGTTTGTTGAGTACCCTTGGCAAGGATTGAATGAGCTTACCTATGGCATACGTACACACGAGTTGGTTACTATCACAGCAGGCAGTGGTATGGGTAAGTCACAAATCATTAGAGAGTTAGTGTTCTACCTAATGAACTTAGAGGACAGTGGTAACGTAGGTCTTCTTATGTTAGAAGAATCTATTAAACGTACTGGCTTAAGCTTGATGTCACTATCGGCTAACCAACTGTTACATTTACCTGACGTACATATAGATAAGGAAGAGTTAAAGAAACACTATGATGCTACGCTAGGTACGGGTAAGGTATTCTTATATGATAGCTTCGGGTCTAACAGTGTAGATAACATCATTGCTAGGGTCAGGTATATGGCTAAGGGTTTAGATTGTAAGTACATATTCCTTGACCACATCTCTTTGCTAGTGTCTGACCAACAGAACGGTGATGAACGTAAGGCACTGGATGAGATATCTACTAAGCTACGTACGTTAGTACAAGAGACAGGCATTGCATTGTTTATGGTTAGTCATCTACGTAGACCAGGAGGTACAGCACACGAGGAAGGGGGTATGACCTCACTGTCACAGCTTAGAGGGTCAGCAGGTATCGGACAACTATCTGATATGGTGATTGGTCTTGAGCGTAACGGACAGGACGATGACCCTGTAATACGTAACACAACTACTGTTAGGGTACTCAAGAATAGATTCTCTGGTCTCACTGGTCCTGCTTGTTACCTGCACTATGATAAAGATACTGGTAGAATGAATGAAGTTGATAATCCTAATGAAGCAGGAGACACCGATGAGTTCTAAATTAGTATTTGATATTGAAGCTGATGGGCTTGACCCCACCCAGATATGGGTGGTGTGTGCTAAGAAGATAGGCAGTGAGTTTGACCCATTCGTATTCAAAGATAAAGATACCTTTCAGAAGTACGTTGATAGTGTTGATGAGGTAATAGGGCACAACATCATTGGCTATGACGTACCAGTACTTGAACGCCTATGGGGTATAGACTTCAGTGGTAAGAAGATTACTGATACGTTAGTTATGTCTAGACTATCTGAACCTTCTAAGTTAGGAGGTCACGGGCTTAAGAAGTGGGGTGAATATCTCCACTGTGATAAGGGTGACTACGATGACTGGTCTAGGCTAACACCAGAGATGATATCGTACTGTAAACAGGACGTTAGAGTTACTGAGTTAATATACAAGACGGTACTCAAAGACCTTGAAGGATTCAGTGCTGTATGTGTTGAGTTAGAACATAAGGTAGCTACAATCATTAATCAACAGCAGCTTAACGGTTGGTTGATTGATGAACGTGAAGCTAACGTACTACACGCTGAGTTGTGTGAACGTAAGCAAGGCTTAGTAGATAAGGTACTAGAAACATTCAAGCCCTTACCTGTGTTCATTAAACTTAATGTACTTAAGCACCCTATGAAAGCTAATGGTCAACCATCTATGGCATATGCTAAACAGATGGCAAGAGGTGCACACTTCAACGACAAGAGGGAGTGGGGATGTATCGAGTACCCTGAGTTTAACCTAGCGTCTAGACAACAGATAGTTAGATACCTTGAACACTTTGGTTGGACACCTACTAAGTTTACTGATAAGGGTAACGCGATGGTAGATGAGTCAGTGCTTAAGGGTATCACTGACATACCTGAGTGTGTGATGATAGCTGAGTACTTCTTAATCTCTAAGAGAGAAGCTATGCTTAGAAATATCTTAGGTAAGGTAAGTGATGACACACGCATACACGGTTACGTTAATACTAATGGTGCAATCACTGGACGTATGACACACTCTGACCCTAATATGGCACAGATACCCGCATCTAAACACGATGATAAGGGTGAGCTTATATGGGGTATAGAGGGTGGCTACGGTGCAGACTTTAGAAACATCTTCAAAGCAGAGGAAGGTTATGTTATTGTAGGTTGTGACGCGAGTGGTCTTGAGTTAAGAATGCTTGCACATTATATGAATGATGAGGGGTACACAAATGAAATATTACACGGAGATATACACACAGCAAATCAAGTGGCTGCAGGACTTCAATCAAGAAATCAGGCAAAGACTTTCATCTACGCATTCTTGTATGGTGCAGGGGATGCAAAGGTCGGGAGTATCGTTAACGGAGGGGCAAAGGATGGTAAACGACTTAAGACAAAGTTCCTTAATAATACGCCACCACTTAGAGATTTACGAGAACGAGTTGGAAAGGCTGCTAAAAGAGGGTATGTCAAAGGACTTGATGGCAGAAAAATCTGGATTCGGTCTGAACACGCAGCACTTAACTCTCTCTTGCAAGGGGCGGGAGCAATCGTGATGAAGAAAGCGTTGACAATCTTAGATGACTGTGCTACAATAGCTGGACTTGATTATAAATTTGTGGGTAATATCCACGATGAGTACCAAACAGAGGTACTTAAGGAACACGCTGATGCATTTGGTGTTCTTGCTGTTGAAGCTATACGTGAGGCAGGTCAAGCGTTTGAAATGAGATGTCCTCTTGATGGGGAATATAAAGTAGCATTAACTTGGGCAGGGACACACTAATGGCAAAGAATAAAACAGTAGATACTTTAGTAGAGGATGTTGAAAAACTATTCACTAACATAAGTAAAGGTAAAGAACTTAAGATGCCTAAGGCTAAGGTAGCTAAGTTGATGGCAGGACTTGAAGAAGTTCTACACCAATGGGCGACACCTAGAGGTCAGAGTTCTGGCTTAAGAATGTCTAACGTAGGTAGACCTAACAGACAGCTATGGTATGACGTTAACACTGATGCTACAGCAGAAGAGATGGGACCTGATGTTATGTTTAGGTTCTTATATGGTCACGTTGTTGAAGAGTTCTTACTATTCTTTGTTGACTTAGCAGGTCATAAGGTTGAGATGCAACAAGCAGAGGTAGATGTATGTGGTCTTAAGGGACACATTGACTCAGTGATTGATGGTGTTGTTATTGATATCAAGACCGCTAGTGATTACTCATTCAAGAAGTTTAAGGAAGGTAAGCTCTCAGAGAATGACCCCTTCGGTTACCTTGCACAGCTCGCGGGCTATGAACACGGTCTTAAGAGAGAGGGTGGTGGCTTCTTCGTAGCTAACAAATCAACAGGTGAGTTATGTTTATTCAGACCTGATGACTTAGAGATGCCTAACATCGAGACACGCATCACTAAGGTACGTGAAGAACTTAAGCAAGACAAAGCACCCGAAGAAAGATGCCACCCTATCATAGACATTGGTAAGGCAGGCAACCAAGGACTGCATAACTCTTGCAAGTGGTGCAGTCATAAGGTAGCGTGTAACCCTGACGCTAGGGTATTTAGATATTCTACTGGTGACTTATTCTTTACACACGTAGAGAAGAGACCTCGCTCAGACATTGAAGAAGTAACTAAGGAGTACTACAAATGAACGGAAGAAAAGCTAAAGCAATAAGAAGACAAGCTAAAGAAGATATGGTTGAGTGGTTACAATCTTTACTTGAAGGTGAAGAGAGAGACAAGGTAACCTTTAGTACTGTGTTAGACCTAGCCCCTGAGCAAACACACGTTATGAACTTTGGTGTGGTTAGACTATCTATATATTCATTCCAATGGTTTGTTAAGATGATTAAACAAGGCAAGGACTGGCGAGCTATAGGTGTCTGAGGACATACTACTTAAGTTATCTTTAGATGTCAAGACAGGCATTATGGAGATGTCTATGGTAGATAATACACGAGAAGGAAGCACAGCTAACAGAGTACTTTATCCGTTAGCTATGGGTATCAGTGTTGTGTTAGAGAAAGCACCCAGCTTATTGTATGATGCAGGTACTGAGTTGTATGATACTGATGATACTTATATAGTTATGGATAGTGATACAAAACATTAACAACGGAGAAAGAATATGAATGACGCAATCAACCCTAACCACTACAAGCAAGGCAACATACAGGTCATAGACTTTATCTTAGACCAGAAGCTAACGTACGTAGAAGGTAACGTAATCAAATACGTTAGTCGTTATAAGTTTAAGAACGGTCTAGAAGATTTAAAGAAAGCACAGTGGTACTTAAATAAACTAATGCTAGAACTAACCAAGGAAGATTGATGGACGATATATTAATAGTAAATATTGTATGGCTTCTAGTAGGTGCATTAGCTGTATGGTACGCAGATAAGAGAGCGTACAATGAAGGTATAGCGGATGCCATCATAATGCATAGGACAGGGCAACTAACGTACTCTACCTATGAGGATGGGGATGGCACACCTATGATTGATATGGAGATTAAACCTAATGAAGAATAACATACACGTAAAGAAAAGAGATGGTACACTAGAGCTGCTGGATTATGATAAGATTCATATGATGTTAGCTCAATGTGCTGAGGGACTTAAGGTATCTGTATCTGATGTAGCACTTAATGCACACCTAAAGATTGCTAATAAGATGTCATCAGTTGCTATACAACAGACACTTATTAAGAGTGCAAGTGAGAAGCTAACACCTGAGCATCCTGACTACGGTGTACTAGCGGGTAGATTGTTAGTAACCAATATGAGGAAGGAAGTATATGGTAGCTTTGAGCCTATCAACTTCTTAGACTACATCAAGAAGAATGTTAAGTCCCGCTTGTATAGTCCTGAGATACTAGAGAAGTACAGTGAAGAAGAGATTGCATACCTAGGTAGCTACTTAGATTATGATAATGATTTAGAACGAGTACACTCAAGTGTTACACAGCTAGAGAGTAAGTATCTGATTAAGGATGTTAAGACTGACACTCCCTTAGAGATGATTCAAGAGACGTTTATGATTATCCCTATGGTTATCTTTGCTGACGAAGGAGATGCTAAGTTAAGCTATGTGTTGGACTTCTATAAAGCACTGAAGAATGATGAGATTAGTTTACCTACTCCAGTCATTAGTGGTGTACGTACTAGACTTAAGATGTTCTCTAGTTGTTGTAAGATTAAGATGGGTGACACCAGTGAATCTATCCTGTCTACTGAGTATGCACTGTCTCTTATGACAGCACAGCGAGCAGGTATTGGTATTGATATGGGTCTAGTCAGGGGTATCTTAGCACCAGTCAAGAACAATACTGTTAAACATACAGGTGCATTACCACTACTTAAAACAGTAGAGGCTGCAAGTAAACAGTTCACACAGAATGCGTTACGTAGTGGTGCTACTGTAGTTAACTATCCTATTTTTAATTGGGAGATTATGGATGTCTTGGAATACAAAAACAATCAAGGTAGTAATACTACTAGGGCTAGGTTTATTGATTACGCTATCGGCATCCCTTCAATCTTTATTGAGCGTGTCCTTAGCAAAGGAGAGTGGACTTTATTCTCCTCAGAGGACGTGCCAAAACTATTTGAATCCTATGGACAAGCAGACTTTGACGAGGTGTATAAACATTATGA